CGCGATGATGATAGTAGCCGCATCTAAAAACTCTTGCACCAATACATGCCCACCCTCATCTGCATTTACATCACTGTGGTCAAAGGTAACGATACGTTCAACACCTTGATCTGTAAGCATACCAACCATAGTCAATGAATTATCAGGCTCAAATGGGTCTAGGTGTAACTTACCATTACGTTCTGTTGTTGTATTCTCTACGTCTAATGTTAGTTTCATACTGAATACCTCGCTGTTTTATAATCAAGTTCACAGTGTACCACACCATGCCAACCTGACAACTTATTTTTTACCACATTCAAATGTCGTTGTGTATCTTCTTCTTCCTGATTGTCAACAGGTGGGTTCTTTGCAATCAGCACCATAAGGTCAGCCTCTGCCGCCTTACCTGTACGACTACCTTCCATCATGCTTTGATTAAGCAGAACCTTACCTTCTGCATCAGCAGACAACTGTGACATATAGAATACAGCACACTCGTGTTGCTTGGCAATCATACGTGCGTGTATCGCATTGGCCTTTAACGCCTCGTCAGGACGTGCAAAGCCGCCTGTCCTAGCAAACTTGTCACCCATGTCCAGAAGAACTATATCAGGCTTATACGCCTTGCATATAGACTCTACCCACGCCATGTCACGGCCTGTCGCATCCTTAATCTTGATACGTTCTTTGACAGGTGCATACAAGTCACGTGCCTTGGTTGGGTTCTTCTTGATTTCCTGCATAGTCATACCAGTAGCGGCAGTCAGGTATCTAGCACCAACACGGTGATAGCCTTCCTCGTTACATAAGATAATGCAGTTAGCACCCTGATGAGCAAAGCCACCGGGCGATGCAATCAATGACGCATGAAACGATGTCTTGCCTGTGTTGGGTCTAGCCCCTACCTCAATCAAGTGACCATCATTCACACCTTCTACCTTACGTGTCAGGCTAGATATGTTGAATGTCCATCGTGCCTCAAGGTCATTACGTGCAAGCAATGTCTCAAGTTCGATGTCATCCCATTCAACCTTGGCACTAGGTGTAAAGTCATCCGCATACTGTTCAAGTATCTGACGCAGTGGGTCAAGGCTAGTCTGCATACCATCAACGTAGTCGCATCCTAGCGTGGCAATCTCTTCGCCAATGACTTTCTGGAACAGCTTGGATAGCACCTCTTGTGCTACGTCACCACCCATCGGCTGTTCACGCTTAATGTTGTTGAACAAAGATGAATAGGCTTGCTTCTGTGCCGTAGTCAGCGTTGGATTGTTTGCCATAAACAAAGCCTCTATCTCATCGGGTGTTACAGTACGTTCATATCGTTCCATAGCACTGTCGATAGACTGCTTGATCTTACGTATGTCTTTACTGAACAAGCGGTCAGGACAACGTGATCCACGATGCTCCTCGTAAAAGTCCTTGTTCATTAGACTTCTGATTAATGATAATTCCATGTGGTTATTCTCCTATCTGTTTGCGGATAGCATCTAGCTTATCCATATCTGTCGGGTTTCTGTATTTTATATCATCTTCTAGTTTTAGTAAACGTACATTCTCTACATAGCCTCGTAATTCTTTTACCATCTGTATTGATTTGACTAGAGCATCGGGGTCTAGTGCAATTACTGCTGTCGAGAACTGTGCAAGATACCTTTTATGCGTATCAGACAAAGACGTGCCTAACAGCGCAACCCCGACAAAGGAACCATAACCAACAATGGCCGCACTTACACAGTCCTCAACAACTACAGCGACTTTACCACAACCAGATGTATATGGCAAGCTACTTTTTCCATACCTTTTCCATTTAGGTATTCTTTTACTTAATGTTCTGCCTGTAGCATCCACCAGTTTGCCATCATGCACAACAGGGAATACAACACGATCCTCTTTGACATCATACATCAGGCCATGCTCATCCTCGTGTATGCCCCATTCAGCACACCACTTGACTACAGCACGTTTGTTACGATGTGGCACTACGTATGCAGGTAACTCAAACTTATCCTCTGTTGTATGTGACGCAGGATTAAGACGTTTTTGTACATCACTGATGGTCATAGGCACACGAGTACCACCACTGACAGTGCAACTCACTTTATAGCAGTTCCATACAAGATTACCCATATCATTAGTGATACTAAATGTTCTGTCACCTTTACAAACAGGACAGTTCATGCGTTTAGTCTCGCCATTGGCAACATCATAGTCACTTGGATTAATCATATATGTGTCCTTTCTATATACAGTTATATATTATAATAGTTATATTATATATTAGTTCGTTGCGGCAGTTGAATGCTTATATCATGTATTCTTTCGTGCTGTCAAGGCATTATTTGCACTGACATACGTATTTTTTAGGTAAGGCTTTACTGATTGTGGGTCAGCATGTCCTGTAACCGACATAATTTGTCCTATACCTACCTCTGCATCAACCATTTCAGTCACACCTGTACGCCTTAGATCAGACAGACGCAGTTCTTTAGGTAATCCCACATCATCCATCAGCTTACGTGCATGTAGTGGCAGTTTATACATCGTATACGGCTCATACACACCCCTATATGATACAGGTCTAGGTGCAACGTAAGGTTGAAAGCCAAAGTCTTGCTCCTGTTGTACTAACATATCATATAAGTCATCGTCAACGGGTAATTCTACCTGTGCATCACGCTTAGATTGTAATATTATTACACGCTTCTGCTCAAAGTCGATGGCATCCCATGTCAGTACACGCATATCACCTACACGCTGACACCATTCATATGCCATGTGTGCAATCAAACCGATGTTACGGGTGCTAAAATCGCTGTAGGCCGCGTCTAGCAGTTTTGTGACATCACCCCTGCTCCACACCACCTTACGTGGCTTGGTGGCTCTCTTACGCACCACTGTGAAGGGATTTATAAAGCAATGTTCCATGCGTAGGGCATAGTTATATAATATTCTAGCCGTAGCCATGATATGATTAGCAGTAGAGATACCACGATCACACCAGATGTCATAGGCTAACTTAGCTTGCTTGGTGGACAGCTTAGTGCAATCCACCTCGCCAATGACTACACCCTCGACAGGTGTAGCCAGCGCACTGTTAAGGCAGTATTCATAGTGCGTCTTAGTTTCTTGACGTAAGTTCTTGTAATCATGGGACAAATAATATTCATCCGCTACTTGATTTAGCTTCATAAAATGTTATCCTCTCTTTGTTTAGCGGTATGTACAGCATGACAATTAGCACATAATATTCTGCATTTTTTAATTTCTTTTTTTAATTCTGTGCGAGAACAAGTGTGCATTTTACTTATTTCTCTTTTCTTTTCTTTTGGGTTTATATGATCGAAGTGAAGTGCATCTGTATGTTCCTTATATCCACATATAGAACAGCCATACCTACGTTTTACTCTAGCGGCAAATTTTGCATTTGCAATGCGTTTTTTCTTTTGCCATTTCTTTTTTCTATCCCTAATTTTATCGTAGTTTTCTTGATTACACCAAAGTTCACATATGCTGTTGCCCCTTTTATAATATTGTTTAAACCTATATCCATCTTCTCTAGTGTCGCCTATTCTTAATGGCAATCCTAGTGCATCTCTTTCTATTTTAGTTAGATACTTTGCAGGTCTTGGTTTTCTTTTTCTGTGTTCTACAGCAGCTTTTCTGCGTCTAGCTTTGTCTTTTTCTTTTGCTTCTTCTGACTGCCATATCTCACGTATTTTATGGGAAATACCAGACTCATAGTACCTTTTGAATATAAAACCATCTGAACGAATGTCACCTCTTCTGAGGGGCAAACCTAAATCTGCCGCCTCATCATCTGAGAAAAATCTTTTATGCCTTTTTTGCATTATGCCGCCACCGCAAGGGACTTGAACACAGGGCTTTCGACCCAGCCAGCTACTTCAACTTCACGCATGAACAGTGACTTAGCTTGTGTATCACCACCAGTGTTACGCTGAGTAAAACCATTGCGTTCATCTGCATATGTCGCATAGTTGGTGAAAGCAGAGTACAGTGACCACAGGTTGCGTCCACGTGTGGCTACCTCTTGGTTATATAAGATGTTCATCTTCTCTGCCTTACGGTCAGACTTGAGTAATGTTTCAAGCATGTCCTTAACATCCACATTGACTAGGCTAGTGTTTGCCCAGCGTTGCATCTGTTCTGCCTGTGCAGTGAAGTCCTGCTGAGACTTGTGCAGTTCAGTGATAAACTTGTCTATGTTGAAGCCACTGGTGTTCTTACGCATCACCTTGTCATGCTTGCCACGTATCTGCCCATTGAGACAGAAGAAGTCGATAGCACCAAAGATGGTGGTGTTAGAACAAGTACCATTCACACCATGCAGGGCAATGATACGCTTCATTAGTGTAGTCTCATGCTTGTCAGTAGCAATCTTAGCTGTCACGTTGGGCAGGGTCATGTCCATCATAGCCCAGCCATCCTTGTGTGCGCTACGCCAGCTAATGTGTGCATCTTCCATGTCATAGTCAGACAGTGTTTCAGTTGTCGTGTCCATAACTTTGCGGAAGAAGTCACCATGATTAGCACAAGTGAAGCCGTTACCCACGACACCTATATACTCACCTGTATCGCCATTGATAACATACTTCTTATCTTCAACCTTAGTCGGCTCAAATTCTACCTCAAAGTCGAGATGTTCTGGAATATATTCTAGCATTTTAATTCTCCTATCGTTAATTGATGTCTTGTTATATCAGTATTAGTTTGCACAGTCAAGCACTAATCACAACTGTCCAGCCTTTCTAGTACAGCCATCCACACATTCAGTTCTTCATTGAAGTATGGCGGCTTCACCAGTCTAGTCATGTAACCCAATGGGTTATACATATCCATGTAGTCCTCTACCCTACCTTCCAGCAGGTCAGGTGAACTAGCCATGATTCTGTGTTCTCGCATAGTGTTAGGCATCGTCAGCATCCTTTACTTCTTCTGCATACGCATAGTCAGACCAGTGACCATCAACCTTACGGAATGCACCTACCTTACGTAGTATCCATTCTATACTTTCTAAATCACACACTTGGTTGTATGTGATAGGACACTTTTCATCTGTAGTCGTATTGATTTCCTTTATGATATTAATAACTTTTAGTAGTTCTTTGCGGTCATGTTCAATCATTATATTATCCTTTCTATGATTCCAGTTATTGCGTGATAGGCCATCCAACCTAGAGAGCCAAGCATACATGATAACAATAGCATTTCAATGTCATCATGTGTGTGGCAGTAGTGCTTTACTTTGTGCCATAGCTTATTCATGCTCACCTCCATTGATATTCGTAACTGTAGTTGTATTCAGCATCCAGTGACTGCCACGCATCCTCATAGGCGTGATTCCAGTTTGTGTGATAGCCTGTAGCTATGTCATCGTTGGCAATACACTTTGCCCAATGGTTAAGGCTAGGCTCGTGGTCAAGTGGTAGTTCCTCACTCATGTTCACCTCCGTTGCCTCTGCCTAGCCCACCGAAATACTGTGGCCTACGCTTGGCTGTTTCAAATACACCTGTAGTAATAAACACACCAGCTATTAGCAAGGCGTGTGCTACGGCACTGACACCAAAGACAGTAATAGAACCCACAGACATACCAAAGATAATACACCACATCCATGCCAGCACCTGCATTACCATGTGCCGTGTGTTGTTGTCTGGTATGCGTGACAGTGGGTTGTGCTTACTGTCCATGATTAGTTTGTATGCTCTAAGCATCTTGGTTCTCCTCAAACTTACAACGTGTTGTGTAGTAAGCCATCAGCATTGCGGCAACCTCTGGGAACGATTCCCAATCAACAGGTCTGCCACCTAATTGCATCTCAATCTCTGCGTCCATTGCAACTAGCATGGCGTTGACTTGTTTCGGTGGTAGGTTAAGTGTTATCATTGTCATTCTCCTTCTCTGGATACATGTGTAAGGCAGTGTAGTGTATCACTTCCCAATTAATACCAATGCAAGCGTCATGGCGATGTTCTAATGCCCAGAGTATGTCACAAGATTGGTCATCAGTCAACCATTCACATTCCTGTTTCACATCTTCGGCTGACCACACGATTGCAATTTCATCATCTTGTAATTCAAGTGTTCTAGGCATCATCAATCTCCTTCATCTTCGTCTACATCAAAGTAAAAGAATACACGGCATTCATCACCCATGTCATCAGCAAGAAACCAACCTGATGGGTCAGCGTTTTCTTTTGCTGGACAAGTTTCCATCCACTCCCAAAACTCTTTCCTAGTCATCATCAATCTCCTCATCCTTTGGATACCACACCTCAACATCACACCCACAATTAGGGCAATGCAGTGCAGTCATCATTGAATAGCTGTCACTTTCATGTTCAACATCAAAGTCACTGCCCCATATTAGTTCATGTCTACAGTTCCAGCAGTTCATTCTTCTAACTCTACATGTACAGTGTGATAATCTTGGTCAACATACGTCCAACCACCATCATTTTCCACATCTATGTCAGCATTAATAAGGTGCATGGTCTGCTCTCTGGCAATGTCATGTGCTATGTTCCTTGCCTCATCTTTGCAGGTTGCCTCAATCTCAAAGTTGCGGTCATACCAAACCTCAAAGTCAATCTTGACGTTGTATAGTTTCTTAGTCATTACATGGCTCCATACTAAAGTAAATGTGTTTATTGTCCACGCCTATGTGTGGCACTTCTGGTCTTATATCCTGTTTACCTACATAAGTAAAGGTACAATTTTGCTGTCGCTTTACTTCTACATCTTCAATAAACTCTGCATTATCGTGACTGAATAGTGCAACAGTCAGTGCAATTAAAATCATGCTCATGGGTATCTCCTACCTTGGTGTATAGCGATTGCCTCTTGATCTGGTTCAGACAAATCAAAAGTTTTGTTTAGGATGCCGCGCCATGACTGTTCTTTTAGCCGTTGACGTTGCCACTCAGGTGCTTTTTTACTCACCTTTTTTATCCGCATTTTCTTGATATTTGAACGCATCTTTTCTGTCCTCTTTTCTTTTGTTGTTAGTGCCTTTACCTTTACGGGCTGGCACTACTGTAGCCCTTTGTCTAGCGGCTTGTACTGCCGCCCAGTTATGTATTCTAGTCGTGCGTCTTATCATCTGTCAAGTCCTTATTTCTATATCTGGCATAACCCTACATAAATAATCATTATGCACATCACAGTCATCAATAATTATTTCTGTTTCTGTATCCAAAATATATCTAGCAAAGTCGATGTTATCATTCATAGAGTCATCAACTACCTCTACCCTAAAACCTAACTCGTCATTCACATTATATTCATGGTTTTTGGCATCCTCTACCCATGTGGGTAGTAGTGCCATAGCTTCATGATATGTTTCGGCTGTGCCTATGGTATCAACATGACGTTCTTCAACAGACATATCACCGAAGTAATCAAAATCATTATAGTATAAGTATGCCTCGTATCTGTAGTTAAATGCCTTTATTAACTCAGGCAATACACTATCTATAGCATCAAGTAACGTGTCATATGTCCTCAACACAACAGGTGTTTCAATTTCCTCATATATATTTGCATACACTTCAAATCTAGCCATCATCTATTCCTCTTTCCATTGGCGCAAGACATACTTGGCCTTGTTTATATATTGTCTGGCAGTCTCGTCTTTACCACGAGCAATACATTCTTGTGCGTCAGACAGTATAGACATAGCCAACATATAATGTCCACCAATAAAATTCATCGGGTCATTCATCATGCACAACATATCATCCTGTGTACAGCCATACATAGCCATGTAACGCTGGTCTTTTTCAGACAATTCATAATGTTGAATTTCATCCCATGTCATAGTCATATTGTATACTCCTTATGCCACCTGATTGCGGCGTTTTTAATCATGTTGGTATACTTGATAGCATAGCCAGTGCCAGCAGTCAAGTCATCCTTAGTGATAAGGTGCTTGTGCATATGCTCAATGCTATCCCATTCATCCAGTAATCGCTTGGCTAGTGTATCATATTCATCATCATTCAATACCTGCTTGTCACACTGGTAGTATAAATAGCTTGACATCAAGTAATAAGGCACTAGCTGTCTCGTGTGTAGTGTGTCAATCATAATAGCCTCTATACTGGTAACGATAAAAGTTGAGCAGTTTTGCTACATACTCAGGTAGGTTCCCTTTCTAGTCGTTATCGCAGAAACGTTTCCACTTGTTGCATATCTAATGAGGGCTACAACCAGACCCACCTGCGTCTTAATTTAATGTCGTTACAGGCTTAACCGTGTTTATACTCACTCGACAATCTTGTTACTTGATATTGTGAATCCTGCGCCATGTCACCCATGTAATAGCTTGCAATTCAAATGCTTTGAGTGCGCGACCATTGACACGTGTACGCTTGGCGGCAGATACGTATTCTGTTTGTAGTGTCCTATATTCTTTGACACCTATATTGGTTTTATCATCTGTCAATCCCACACGTTCAGCATAGGCAATATTACGGGCATGTCCATCAATGGTACAGGTATCATCACCCATAATATTACGATAGAATGACACTATCTTTTGCCCATTGAGTATAGCAATCACGCCATCATGGTCTGGCATTGCTTCAAGTATAGACCATGCTTTTTGTTTCATCTTGTGATATGTGGACACCTTGATGCTATCCATGCCATCACCATTGACAAATGCCGCACATAAATCATGGGCATTGATAATGTTTCTATCCCATTTATTGTTTGGCGATAATGCCGCACAAACACCTGTCACAATATGAACAGGCAGATCAAGATCAATGGCAATGCGTGTACAATCTCGCAATGCGTCAGCGTACCAGACAATGCCATCACGTTTCTCTTCGGGTGTAGCCATCTTGTAAATGGCAAGTATATTTTCCACAGACATAGTGTCACCTCGTTGGTTGGTGTAGTTATGGGGTATAATGCCCCTATGATAGAGACATTACACCCGCGAAGTCAAGCACGTTGTTTGTGTACTGTAGCACCTGTTGGCGCACAAGCTAGATCAGAAATATCATTCACATTAAACGCACCAAAATCAATGACATGATTTTTGCGGTCTAGTGTTTTGTCAATTCCTGTCAAAAGCAATTCAAACGTGGTGATTGAATTAGACAGAATGCGAGTGCCAAACTCAGCTTTTACTTGGCGAGCCGCAACACGGCTGGCTTTGTAACAGCGCATTTTTGACAGCTTGTCACCTGTCTTTTTCTTGTACTTGGTAGCAATCCTAGCAAACTTGCGTTGGTTGGCCTCAGACAAGTTTTGACCTGTCAGACCAGTAGATTGAAACCAGTAGCGTACATTCACATTGATAGATTTTGCAGACATAATAAAGTCCTTTCGCGGTAGTTGTTGGTTATATGGGTATAGACATTACACCCCATAACAACACCAGTCAATCACAAAGTTATGGGGTGACAATAAATATCTACAGACGCAGTGCGTCCATTAGCATACCGTCACCCCATTGTTTTGTGTTTCACTCTCAATTTTCACCTAACTTGCTATCGTCAGTTTTTTACACCTGTTGCGTCAACGGCAAACCCAAGGATCGCTAGGGTATCTGCTCTATGTGTAGTTACTTATTGAGCCTGTAAAGTAGATTTAACTGCCCATCGTTACACGATGTTTTAGCACTGTGACAGCCAGACTAGACAACTTACAAAACTAGCCTGTTTACATTACGCCCATCTCACATTGACCACCCTAGAGAATTATTTGCTTGGTCTTATCTTGTCATACACCTGCCGCCTTGGTAGCATGTGCTGTTTCTGGATAGTTTCCTAGCCTTGACAGACTCTAGTAGCCTACGCCCTGTCCACGTTACAGTGAGTGTTCGGTTCTTTATAGTGCCAGTCTATGTGTTCGTGACACTTTAATCTTGCCCACTTTATACACCCATCAATTCGGCTTCGGGTGTTTTCATTCTCTAAAGCCTATTTTATTTGGCTTCGTTAGTCAAGCGGTAATTTTACTTATTCGGTTAAATCTAGTCAGGCAATCACCAAGCCTCTTAACCTACACCACATTTTATTGACCTAGTGGTTGGTCTAGTCTGTATTCGTGCCTCACAAGGTTGCCCGTGGCGGTTATGTGCTAGGCGTTTATCTTGGCGAGCCATGTTGAACCTTGCGGTTGGTCTGGTTGTTCGCTTCGATGATTAAAGATTGCCAGAATAGTTTATTAAAGTCAAATGATAATGTTTTCAGTATGTTAACAAAGTAGGGTTATTGATTTTATTGGATAAATTGGTATTTGGTGACTGAAATTATTTTCAAAAAAGATTAAACTATTTTATAACTTATTGTTTTTGTTGAATATTATTTATCATTTTATTTGATTACATTATTGATATGTAATGATTACAATTACTTAGCAGATAAATGTTTTTTTATATTATATAAGTGTAGGGGATATTATCCACGGCCATTCAATATCCGATGTGGTGTGGTAAAACGTGCCATTGTGTTAGTACGTTAAAACGTCAATTGATACATGATCTATTAACTTTTACACATTACCTATTAAAACACTAACGAAAACAATAGTTTATAAGGTACAATGTCGCATAATGTTTTTATTTGGCTGGCTAGGCGTCATTACTGGTTGTTTTCAAGGTGTACGGGCAGGAGCCACCCCACGTACTGTAGTATATATACATGTAGAAATACACAGATCAGGTAAATTGAGTGTTAACCACAAGAGTAATAGACACATATACATGCACAAGTATTGTGCAACTGCCTAAAAAATAGGCAACTATAGGTATTTGAAAATAAAAGACTTGACAAGATGTGTAAAATCGAGTATAATTACCCTATAACTAGAATCATATAAGTGATTCACTTAACTATTATTAGTTAAATTATAAAAACACTTAAATATAACACTTAACTGGACTAAAGTTTCTTTGTTAATACACTTAACTGTACACATATATGAAACTAGAGTGATATATCCGTGCATACAAAGAAAGTTCTTGACAATGGCTAAGAAATCTGTAAAACTATATACAGACAATGTACTTGAAGCATTCTACAGTGCAATAGTTAACAATACACTAGATAAACTCCACATACCCCATAGCGATGTCTTCTACGTGCGTAGTGCCGTGGAAGCACACTATGGTCGTTCCTTTACTTTAAAGCATGTAGAAGATGCAATGAGAGCAGAAGGGTGGACAGAGAGAAACGAATAGATGTTTTATGCTACGATACTAGCTTGTACTTTAATAAACCCTAATGCTTGTATAGAGGCTGACGATACTCGTGGTCCT